GCCGAGGCATTCTTGACACGTTCTCAAGCGTGAGGACTTGCCTTGTTGACTCTGTTTCATATTGTCTCTGTTTAGTGCGTCACGGGTGGCCATACCCCTCCCCTCAAGGGTGGGGCTACCCTTCGTCACTGGTGAGGAGGTGTGGAGAATGTAGAGATTGCTCGACGGGTCTCCGGCGGGTCCAGTGCGATGCTCCACAGTAAGAGCGGCGATGGCGACGAGTTCATCCTTTGCGCGGTCGACTGTCGCGGTTGATGTCCGCATGAGATCGGCGAGGGTCTTTCGTGACGGCCATGCTCGGCCTTGACTGTTGGCGAAGCGGTTCAACACTGCGTAGAGGCGGACCGCGTTCGATGAGATGTCGGCGTGGATTACCCATTCGGGAATGATGGCGAAGTATTCGGTTGAGCGGACTTCAGTCATTGTCGGCCTCCGCGTCGTAGAAGTGATGGCATCCGGCGAGGACCGTCGGCTCGGGGTCGAGCGGGAGGCGCATGAGTCCGTGGATGGGTTCGGGTGTGCCGATGATGAGCTCGATGACGAGTGTGATCTTCGCGCCACAGATTGCACAGTTGACCTCAACGAGTTTCGGGTATTCGATGTACGTCATTCGGTCTCCTCGTAATGTGACATGACCATACGGCCGACGAGTTCTGCGACTTGTGGGACGACGGCGTTACCTAGTCCTCTAAGTCTGTCCACCCGAGAGGGAATCCCATGAGCCACTCGACCCACATCGGATTCAACCGACCACCATTCCCTGCCTGCATGGATTTCTTCTCTTCGAGCGTGATTTCGTTGTTCTCGTACTTGTCCTGTATCTGTTGGAACGCTCCCGACCCCCCGGCTAGTTTCCCATGTGTCGGTGTTGGCCACATTGCCGGAATCTTGCCCTGTGCTTCCCACACTGACTTGCCTAATATCGCTTCCGCTTCCTCTTCTGTCATCTCTCCCGCCTCGATCTTTGCTCGGTATGCCCTGACGTTCCCTTCCATTGGGCGTGTCACGGCCGTCGGTGTTGGCCACATCTGCAGTGCTTGAGCCAATGTGACCGAGTGCATTGAGCCATCTTTCTGCTGAGTAGATTCGAGGTTGTCCGTGTAGACGTCCGCCGTCGCCGGTGTTGGCCAATTCCCCGACGGAGTCGGTGCATTGTTGACCGCTGAAACTAGACCCGGTCGTCTGTTCGCTTTCGGGTTGACATTCTTCGAGTCGTCTACTGTTGGCGTAGGCCACGATGACGACTCGATCTCGGCGATGAGGCGCACCAACTGAGGCTGCGGAAACAATTTGCCACTCTGCGTCATACCCGATGCTGGCCAACTCTCCGAGAACGGTTGATAGTCCCAGAGAAACGTGTCCGCGCACATTCTCCAAGATTGCGTATCGGGGTCGTAATTCGCTAATGGCTTCTCGTACCCAAGGCCAAAGGTGTCTCGGGTCGTCGGTGCCTTGCCTCTTGCCTGCGGTGGAGAAGGGTTGACATGGGTATCCGCCGCATATGACGTCAGGTCGAACAACGTCTCTCCAGTTGATGTCTTTGATGTTTCCATGATTGACCACCTCTGGCCAGTGTTTCTTTAGTACTCGGCACCCGTACGGGTCTATCTCAGATTGCCATATGACTTCCATTCCGGCGCGTTCTAGTCCGAGGTCTAGTCCGCCAATGCCTGAGAATAGTGAGCCGACTGTAAGTGTCATTTCTTGCGGTCTTTCTTTCTTGCCCATTCCGCTAGGACTGACAAGAAGAACGTCGGGAGTGCGATGACGACGAAGAGGACGATCATGTAGTCGAATAGTTCGGAGCCGTTCATGACTCCTCCATCTGTTGCTTCTTGAGGTCGTCGATCATGATTGTCGCGGTGCCTTTGCTGATCTCGTCCAGTCCTGCGGGTGGGAGTAATCCGAGGGCCTTTGAGATGGCTCTGATGGCGTTCAGTTGTGCGGCGGTGGCAAGAGGATGTCCTTGCCCACTGACGACGCTAGGGACCGTCTGAGAGGCTCTGACGGGTGTTATGGATGGATGCTCGGCTCGACGGTTGCGGACTTCTTCAAGTGAGGCGACCTTCTTTGAGTCGGCGGCCAGTGATGCCAGAATTGCTCGGCCCCAACTCGACGATTCCGCATTCATGAGCTCCGAGTCTTTCGTGTACGGCGTCTTGCCGGGGAAGCATTCCCACGCTGATCCGATGCCGGGGCGCGGGTCGTCGGGTGTGCGATATGCGGCCGAGATGTAGACGATGAAGGTCTTGTCTCCGATGGTGACAATGTCGAAAGGCTTCAACGGGTCGACGGGTTGTAGTGAGCCGTCTGGATGTTTCTCTCTGAATAATTTGATGCGCTCGGCGACGTCGACGTAGTCGCCGAGTCGGTCGTTGTAATCAGCCACGATGGCGGCAAGTTTCGCAAGGTGAAGCACCTTCAAGGATTTCCTCGAACTCTGCGAGGTCTGCCATTGTCATCTTGCGCCATGTGGTGATAGGTGTGCGAACTGTTTTGGCTTTTGGATTCTGTTGGATTCCGCTAGTGAAGTACATTCCGCCGTGATTGAGGCAAGTGACTTCTCCGTTGTCGGATGCGTAATAGTTAGACATTCGTCTTCTCGTTTCTGCCCGCTTGGATGGGCAAGTTGATTATGACGAACGGTTGCGTCAATGTCAAGAACCTCTTCGGAGGCGTGGACGATCCGCTCGAGGGTGAGAAGATGCGGATCGTCCTGTCGGCGGAGGAAACACGCCAACGACGCGCCATCCGTGACCTTGTCCAAGCGAACACGGAGGCGCAAGATTATTTCGTGGCGCGGAAGTGTGCCTCTATTTTGACGGGGTCGGCGTTCGGTGCTACTTCGTAATGCAACCATAATCCGCCGGGTGTTCCGCCGTTATTTTGAGCATCCCACGAGAGCCATCCAGAGTCTTTCTTGGCTCGTGACGTGCGGAATCCTCGGCCCCATACCTTTGAGCCTTTCGGTGCTTTCGGGTTGCGCCATGAGTATTCGTGGACTTCCTCGAGGAAGAACTCGTCTGCGTTGGCGACAAGGTAGTCGGCGATCTCGGTGAGTTTCTTCGCGATGTCTGGAGTGCCATCTGGTAGGCCGACATCGACTGCACGTCCGCAAGAATGGACGCTCATGTATGGGATGCACTTCGGGTCTGTTGGCGGGAGCTTCTGAATCGCGGCGGGTGCTGATCGCATGACGCGCACAGATAGTCCTCCCATGTAGGTCATGGCGTGGCGACGGTGGAGGAGGTCGGAGAGTTTCTTGGCGGCGGGGTGTGTTTCGGTGGCGACTTTGTCGAAGCCGGTGTAGGGACGCTGAGTGTTGGTCATGGGGTCGGTCCCGATGTTGGTGGTGTTGGTGGGTCTTTTGGCTTATCGCGTAGACCGTTCGCACTGAGCAAGGCTAGGAGGCCGCCAGAGAGTGACATGAGGAGCGGACTCAAGACACTGTAGGCCTCGCCGTCTGCTTCGCTCATTGTTCTCGGTTGCGTCACGAATTGAAGTCCGTAGAGCATGAAGCCGATGGATAGGACGAAGACGATTGTGAGTCCGACGCCTACAACGAGGACGAGTCGTGCCTTGATTTCTTCGTTCGTGAGTCTTGGTCTGAGTTGCATTAGCAGTCGAATCCTACGATTTCTTTGAGTGTGGTTGTTGTTATTGCGGACTCGATCGCTCCGAGGGCTTTGTTCTTTGTGCGGGTGCCTTGTTCACATTGGCATTCGCTTTTGTTGGTGTTGGCGGGGTCTTGGCATGAGTATCGGAAACGGTCCGCGCATCCTGTAATAGCGACTAACAAGACGCCGACTAGGACGAGGCGTTTCATTCTTGATCTGCTTCTGGCAGTGGTTCTAGTGGTTGTAATTCTGCTACGTCTTGTTGAGTTAGGAGATAGGCGGCGTGTTCTTCTTCGGTCATCTCTCGAACTTCATTGTCTATCTGGATGGATGGTCTTGTCATTGTCTAAGCCTTTCTGAATCCGTAGACGTAAATTATCCCGCCGGTTAGTCCTGCCGAGCAAGTAATGGTGAATCCTGAGAATGAACTTGCGACATTGTGGAAGCCTCCACCACAATAGGCCGAGCCGCCGCCTCGAATGTCTACGCGGCCGCTAATTTGCAGACCGGTTCGATATGCGATGAACGGGTTGTAGAGAGTTACGTCGAGCGAGTTACCTTCGGGCGTCCCGATTCCGGCGAAGGAGAACGAACTGTTGTTCGCTTCGTTGATTGAGGATGTTCCTCCGGTGTATGAGCATCCATCTACGGCGGCGTAGTACCCGGTCGCGCTACCTGTTAGAGCAAAGGTCATTGACGCGGCTGATCCTGCGACTCCGCTTGAGTAGATGACTCGATAGTTGTCGTAGTCTGCTGAGAATGCTGAGGTCACGCTGACGCTAGTGACGCTAGTGCCGACGGTCTGTTGCTTGACATACACGAGTCCTGAGTTGGTGAGGTAAGTGTTGATATCTGTGGCGGGGAGGCTGACTGCATCCACGAAAGTCTTGATAGCGATGATGGTCTCCTTGTTAGACGATGAGGTCGGGTCCACCGATGAGGCTAGTGCCTACGATGAATGGGTTCGTGAATCTGACGGAGCCGTTGATGGTAGTGATCCATCGGTCCGGGGTGATCGTGTGCTCGATTGACTGGAGAATCTGACTCATCGTGATCGTCGCGCCGACTTGTTGAACGACGCTGAGTGTGATGCGGTTCAGTAGTTCAAGGCCGAGGATGGTTGTCCATGAGGCGTCTGACGCTGCGACGTTGACTTGTATCGGGTCAATGACGACGGCGGGTGTGGCAGAGAATCCGACGAGGAGATCGCCGAGTGTTTCGGCGTCTGCTACGGATGAGAGCTGCGTAGCCCATGAGCCTCCGGCGGTGCCGTACGCGGTGATCGAGGCGGAGTCAGAGACCTCGACACTTCCATCTCCTGAATAACCTACGG